ATTCTTTTGCCCATTCTTCAAATGCATTTGCGTCAAAATCATCATGATATGCACCAAATGCATCTTTCGGAACAATAATTGTTCCTGGACGAGATTGTCCATTACCAAACATATCTGGTTCCATTCTGTAACTAAATACCCAAGTTGGAGCTTGATACTTTTCATGTTCTTGTAAACATTCAATATCCCAATTTTCAGATACATAAAAATCCGAATGAAGGAACATGATATATTCTGTTTCAACATGATCAGCACAAACATTCATTCCGCCGCCAATACCTCGAACTTCAATATTTTCAGGTTCAACAAGTAAAGTTAAATTATATTTATCTCGATTTTCAAATAACCATTCATTAGTTCCATCAGTACAATTTTCAGCGTGAATAATAAATGGGGCATCTTTAAAATAACTATTCTTTCTAACTGATCGAATTGCTAATTTAAGATATGGTAAATTGTTATATGTGGATATACAAAATGTTATCGGACTAGAGTGTATCATAATATGCGTTTTGTTTTTCCTGTCGGTCAATTGTTTTTGGATGATATAATGCCCATTCTTCCTCCATTGGCAAGTAAGCAAATTGTTTATGCCCTTCTAATCGTTCATGAACTTTATTTTTCCATTTTATTTCTGGAAGATTTTTATAGATTCTAGTTTGAAAATCAGGCCAATTAACCCATCCATTTTCATTCACATTCCATCTCCAGTTTTGAATATGTTTATCCGTTAAACCATCTACAGTATTAATTCTTGGAACAGCATATAATTCAACAGCTGAGTTATGTTCTAAGATTGTAGGAAGATTTTGAATTAAATATTCTGAAGGGATTTCATCTGCATCAATCTGGAAAATATATTCTCCTTTACATGATTGAGTTAACATATTTTTCCAATCAGAAAAATGTCCATTAAATAAATCTTCAACTAAAGTAATTTTGTTATTAGAACTTAATTTGTGTAAGTATCCTAATAATTCAGATGTTGGTTCATTTTTAGTCATATCGACTAAAACTACTATCTCATCTTGTGGTCTTTTATTCTTTAATAAGAATATAATGAGTCGTTGTATTTCAACAAATTCATTACAGACTGTTACAGCATAACTTATTTTCATGTTATACCTTTTGTAATTTAGGTAGTTCTACTTTTTTAAGTTGAGGTAATTTTAACTCAACTGGTCTTGGTAATTTATCTAATGCTAAATCTATATCAGTTAATACTGTTTTATATACTTCAGCAACAGCTGTTTCATTAAATGTTGTATTTACAAAATATCGTTGGCGTTTTGCTAATTCTTGCCATTTTTTATAATTTTTACGAACTTCTTTTAATAAATTAGATGCATAACCATAATCGGGTGTAAACCACTTTGCTCCGCCAATTAAAAATTCATTTTGTGCACTAGGATGAATTTCAGTTAATCCGCCTAATACTTCAGCAATAAAATCTTTTTTAAGAAAATCTGCTTGTCCGGAATAATGAGGAGCAATAATTGGTTTTGCTGTTGTTGAAAATTCTAATAGCGGACGACCAAAACCTTCTGCTTTAGTAAAAGATATCATTGCTTTTACTTTAGGATGATTATATAATAAATTCATTTCAGAATCTGTTAAATCTCCATGTACTAAATAGACATTTGGCAGTTTATCATTAGGAAACATATCACGGATGCTAAGAATTTTATTTTCAATATCAATTCTATCCATAATTGAATATGTAGCGCCACTTGATTTTAAAATTAATGCTGGCTGATCTTTTTGATTTTTAAATGTATTAAAGAAACAATGAATTACTCCAGCAATATTTTTTCTATCTTCGCCTAGGCTACCTTGCAACCAATGCCCTACAGTTAAGAATGCAAATGTTTCTGAAATCTCATTTAAAATTTCTAATTCATTTTCACGCTTACCGTTATATATGTTACTATCATAATATTCTGGAATAACAAACATCTTTGTAGTTATTACTTTATTATGTTGTTTTGCTGTATTTTCGAATACTTCTTTAGTAAAGTTACTTGGAACAATTACAACTTGCATTGTGTTAAGTTTATCAATCCACTCTGGCGGACAAATATCTCCTTCAGTTCCTGCCGTTACACCGATATTGAATTTACCTATAGATTGAAATTCATTTGGCACTGTAACTTGAATCCAAATATCTGGTTGCGTTTGTAATGGTAATGGAATTACTCTTGTTATTAAATCTGCAGATAATGGATATGTAAATGGAGTATGCCCCCATGGTAATGAAACTAACTTGATGTCCCATTCTGACCCGCGTTGTTTAATTAAATTATTGATAATTTCTCGAGCGTGATGTCCATATCCGGATTGAGTTGCTACTGGTGATGCTATAACTACGTTTTTCATTATGCTACTATTCCTGTTTGTTTATATTTTTTTGGAGTTACTTTATTCAATGTATATGTTGGTCGTTTTTCTTTATTAACAGAAAATAAATAATCAATCATATGAATCATTTTATTACCCATTTGTCTAGCTGTTAATCCATTTTTCAAAGCCCATTCTCGTCCTTCTAAACCGCATGCAGCACGATTTTCTTCAGTCATATTATACCAATATGCAATTGCATCTGCTACATCTTCAAAACGAACTCTATCATCGAAAATATATGGTGTTTGTGGCGATCCTTGAAGCGATCTGTTACTCGGAAATACTGGTTTAACCCATGTTCCATGATTTTTGAATTTGCCATTATGATTAGTTGCAAATTCGCCATCGAAACAAATCCAATTGCCGTTTTCATCTGTAAACCCACATTGATCTTGTAATCCACCGGTTACGTTATTAATAATAGGAGTTCCTGATAAAATTGCTTCAGTTGAACTAAGTCCCCAACCTTCATTTGAGCCAATATTAATTACAACATCAGATACATTGTAAACTGCATTAAGTTCCTGCGCAGACAATTTTTGTTCAGAAAATAATACTTTATAATCAGGTGCTAATGCTTTCCAAACTGCACGTAAATCAGTTCCATTATCATCAACTGCTTGTGTATGCATTACTAATCCAATTCTTTGTCTTTGTTCTTCTGGTAACTGATCAACAAACGTTTTAAATGCTAAAATAACATCACCGGGTTGTTTTCTTCGGATATTTCTATTATTCCAAAATACCATGAAATCAATTCCATTATTAGTTTTAAATGCAGCATACATTTTTTTGTATGTTTCATCTTTTTCTGTTAATGGTTTGAAAATAGTATCATTTAAGCCATGTGGAACAAAACCTGTAATTACATCATTCCATTTTAGATCCAGCGGAGCCGAATCATGTTCGTCATAATCTACAACACCAAATCCGTTCTGTTTAAGCACTTCTCTGTGGATATTATCTGATTGCTTACTAATTCCCATGATCATATCACAACTACCGTAAAATGGTGCGTTCCACATAGGATATGGAAGATCATCCCAAATTGAATAATATACAATCGGAACATTAAATGTAGTTTTAATTTCATGTTCTAATTGATATAACCATGTCCAATATCTAGGATCAGTAAAATGGAAAATTGCATCCGGTTTTTCTTGATTTAAGATTGCAAACAAAATATTTCTATCTCCATAGCCAGACCACGGAATTAATTTCACATCTGCATCTTCGACGCCTGTTTCTTGCGCAACGTGTTGAGACATATCCATACCATTTCCGTGTTCTGGATGTTGTAGTGCTGCTCCTAGTTGTACCCAATCATAATGTTTTACAGTATTATAAATAATTTCTTTACTAACCGTACCGATTCCTGATGGCAAACGAAAATCATCTGCTAATAGCAAAATTTTCTTTTTCTTGGGTTTAGTTGGATCGATTTTTCGTAATTTTGGTAATTCCATTTGTAACTCTTTCTTTTATTATAACTTTATTATAAATATGTATTAACCTAATATAACCACCGGTTTTTTAAGTTTATTTACATTGTTGTATGCTGTTTTTAATACTGGGTCTAATGCGTCTTCATTAGTTAAAATCATCATATAATCACAACGTTCTGCAATCAATTTCATGCGGTGATGCAATTGCGAAAAATGATATGGTTTTCCATAATATGATTCTGGCATTGCTGAATATATGTTATATCCCGAAAATGATGGATTATATTCTTCATATCGCATACCCATTTCTAAGGCATACTTTTTAACCATGCTATTCGCGCCTTCATTGCCGCCGGCACCTACAACAATTAATTCATCGCCAAATTGTTTGTTTAAACGAAATAATGTATCTTGAACTTTCCGTTTATTTTGCCATCCAGTATTTCCAATGATTGCTACGCGCTTCATGATATCTTTTCATATAAAAATTTAACACCTTTAGGCATATGTCCATATACCGTACGTAGCATTTGTTCTAATAACAATCTATTTTGTTTATGATTTGGTCCATCAATATTAGTACATAATGAATATTCCATTTTGCATGTACTTGAGCCTGGATATGTAGAATGATTTTTCATCTCAAATTGATAAACATAAACATGTTCGTGTTTGTACATATTCTTATTATATAAAATTTTATTCGCGAATCCTATTTTCTTTAGGACAATTTACATAATCTGTTTTAAATGGGCAATACTTACAATTTTTATCACCCTTACCTGAAAATGCATGATATACTGCATCAGCTCGTTTATTACCTTCTGCATCAAAACAATTTTCAACAAATGCATCAATTTGACGTTGTACTTTCTTTTGTGTTACAGAGCCCGCAGATGGTCGATGATTTTGTATGCGCTTTTGTGGAAACATCGATTCTTCAATAAGTTTGCGTTTCACAATAAAGAATTCAACATCAATATTTTCTTGTGGTACTCCAAATTGTTTTGAAAAATAAGTTTTATATGCAACCAATTGGGCAGATTTCAATGAATCTGATTTTTGATATTTATTCCAACCTGAGCGTGATGTTTTGATGTCAAACAATACAATGCGATTAGTTGCTGGATGGCGCATTACAACATCGATGAAACCATACCAATAAACTGAAGGATTCTTTTCTGATGCTTGTACACATAAATCCAATTCGATGCCTACAAGCTCCCAACCCTTCGAAGAAAAGTATTGTGCCCGGCGTTTCTTAAACCATTCTAATATTGCAACGCCATCTTCTAGATATTCTGCTAATTGCAACGGATTAGAAAAATGTTCTCCACCCATTTCTGTTACGCACTTAACATATTCTTCACGAAGCTTGTTTTGCAATATGCTACGAAAATCTAAATTCTCTGCTTTCTTTACAGATTCATTATACATTACCGTAAGGAAGTATTGAAATGTCTCGTGGAAGGCAGTACCAAAAGTTGTGTCAATGGATGCTTGGAATGGAGCTAAGCCATCAATATAAGCAAGTTTCCAAGATAATGGACATCGTTCATACATTGACCATTGTGAGTAAGATATTCTTCTCGGTACCGTTTCTGGGTCTCGTAATGATAAACGGTAAATTGGTGCAATATATTGTCCTGCTTTCATACTATTAATATAAGAAAAATAATTCAAGAACACAAAAAAAGCTCGACATTTCTGCCGAGCTATATTCGTAACTTATTATTTATTCTGATAAATCTTGTTGAATGAATGATAAAACTTCATCGAGTACCATTTGCCTACGATCATCCATTTCTTCATAGAACTCTTCATCCCAACAATCATCATCATCTTTGTATTTATCTAACTCATCAAAATCTGGGTGATGATATTCAACATCTCGAAATTCTTGATTAGAAGCAGCGGCGCCGACAAAATTGTATCCTTCATCTTCGAATGTAACTTGCATTACAGCATTCGGATAATGTTCGCGAAGGAAATCGGATAATTTGAAGAATAATCCTTCTGGGAAGTCCCATGCAGACGTTGCGTTGATATAAATAGATGTATCATCTCCAAACGCAATGTCATCAAAATACATCCATTTAGCACCTACATTGGCGTTCCTCCATTGTCTTGTATCTTCTTGATCAGGATATAAATTATCCATCATGATGTTGCAACAAGCTTCAATTCGCTCACCCCATGTAATGTGTTCATTGTGTGGTAATAACCCAATCCATTCTGCAAAACGGGTACAATCAGCTTCTGATGCGAAGTTGATGTTGAAATAACTGCTAACGTGATTTGCCATAAACTTTTTTTTATATTATAAGTAATTATTTGTTAGAATCCAATTGTTCTTTCAAATAAATGTCAATAAGATCCTTTGTCTTGGTTAAATCTTGTTCAAAGGAACCTTTATGCCGGCATCTTACAATGCGTTTAATGATGTCGAACTCATAGGTATTCAAACCCCACTCTTCTGCAAATTTGTAAAGACTATCCTTGCCTTTGTAATGTGATTGCGTATTTACGCTCATTTGATTCCTTTCAACATTTTCTTTTTGTCGCCTTCGCTATATCCGTACATTGTTAAAATGCGTTCGCAACTTGTTTTATCCATTAATTCAACATAATCAGCAGCTTCGGATTTGCTTACTTGATAATGTTCAGCTATTTGAGCAACTAATTCTTTATCAAACTTATCTTCCGATTTGCCTTTTATGTATTTTGCAAATGCTTTGTTATTTGGCAGTAATTCATGATACAATTTGTATGTCTCTTGCGGACGAAGTAATCCAATTGTATATGTTTGGAATTCGTTGATTAATTCTGTTAATTCCATTCGCATTGATAAGAATCGATTCATCATGTAAGGGCTGAATGCTTTTTGATCTACATCAGACCATTTTGACCATTCTTTCTTTTTATGAGTTACCCCATCAATAAAATCAAACATTGTAGCTGCTTTACGTTTTTCTTCGGCCATTATAAATTATATTTTTTACGATATTGTTGTTCTAACTGTATACCCATTCCCATTTCTAATATCACTGCATTTTCTGGAATACCGATAATACGCTTTGCGTTCAGAATATCATCAATTGATTTATTGCGAAATGACTTTATTTTACATTTTGCATTGCTACGAGTTGATGTTTTAAACACAATTGTAACTAAATCTTTGTGATATGCTTCTGCCATTAGATTTCGCCTAACAAATTAACAAACATTGCCATGATATTGATTTCTTTATCAACCACACTAGCATCTTTAAATTGTGCTTCTGCTATAATCAAAATGCAGGGTGCAATATGTCCATGAGCAAAATCATCTAAGTTGTCATATAAAAATGTATATAATGGAGTAAAGTCTTTAACTTTGCTATCTGCGATACATTGTCGAATCTTAGTAAAAGTTGCTTTTTTATCTTTAGCATTTTTAAGCATTTCTAAAACTTCGGTCATGTAATTTGCTTGAATTGCACTTGCTTTATCCAATTGCAATACTCCATTTACTACTGATGCTTGAGCTGCATTAATTGCTCGGCGGACATCTGGATACGATGCATTGATAATTGCTGCAATATCTTTGATATCATATTGAACACCCTTTTCTTCTAATACAGTAACCAAACGCTTTGCTACATCTGTTTTATTTGGAGGTGTAATTGCAAATGTCTGACAACGTGATTGAATTGGGTCAATAATCTTTTCAACATAATTACATGTTAGAATGAATCGCGTTGTTTTGCTATAAGTCTCCATTAAGTTTCGAAGAGCAGCTTGTGCATTCGGCGTTAAATAATCTGCCTCATCTAGGATAATGATTTTCCAACGACGGAAACCTACTGTTGATGCATAACGCTTAATCTTATCACGAACTGCATCTACTGAGTTTTCATCTGATGCATTAATATACATCAAATCAGCATCAACACTATTTGCAATAATCTTTGCCAAGGTAGTCTTACCAGTTCCTGCGGATCCGTAAAACAATAAATGCGGTACATCGCCGTTTGCAATGAAAATTTTAACTTTTTCAATAATGTGTTCATTGCCAATGTATCCTTCTAATGTGTCTGGGCGAAATGATTCTACCCAAAGTGTATTTTCTACGTTTCCTATCATAATTTTATTTTTTAAATTCCAATACGATATTTTAAGTATAATGATAACCAACCACCGTTAACTTCTATATAATTGTATCGTATTTCATTGTGTATTATTTGTTGTGCTAAACGATGATTTCCATCAACAACGTAATTTTCATTGTTAATTCTTGCAATTATTGGTAATTTATTTTTAATATACCATTTTTCTCTAATCCAAGTTGAATCAATATTTTTCATGAAATAATTTTTATAAAAATCATTGCCGATAATTGTCTTTAAATTTAATAAATCAACTTTTGTTTTTATTTGTACTGATTTACCCATTAATGCTACTAATATGTATATAGGTAATGCACGATATAATAAGTATGAAACTAATTTTCGTGTTCGCCAATCTGTAACACTATCATCTTTATCTAAATCAAAATATAATTTAAATATTTCAGTTTGTGTAGGTGTTAATTGATCATCTGTTATTAAACTTGGAATAATAATATGTTTAATCATCCACCACTTAAGTTCAGCTTTAAATTTTTTCATTGTTATTTACCTGTTGATCCGAAACCTTTTTCTCCTCGTTTTGTACCAGAATCAAGACTGCCCAATGCGTGCCACTGTATATGCTCTACTTTTGACAATACCATTTGTGCAATTCGGTCTCCTACATT